AGCTGTTATGCTGCACCTCCCTTTTTAGAGATATAATCCGAAGACTGGATACTGTTTTTCTTCTCAGTAAACAGTACCCAACAACTGCAAATTTTATTAAATTATTCATACTTTTTTACCTCTCTTTCTTTTCTTGGAGAGGTACTTTTAAGTGCCTTGATATTAATATCCGATTACTCTCAAAATATGTTCTTCCACAGCATCAACCGCATTTCCATTAATAACCTGAGTACGGCCAGAAAGTGATACATTTTTTCCACTAAAAGCCAGCTGACACCGATAAACAGTAGTAACACCATTTATAGCCTGCGCACGTTCCAAATGCATCTTACTGTCTTTAGATGGAATCATCCTATCTGAACACTGCCCCAAAGTAGAATGCGGACGCCATATAACCTCTAGATAGTCATAATTGGTGTAATCATCTTTTAAAGTAAAACTGCTTGTTGTATCACCGTCAAATAATACAGTTCCCAACAAAATTTTTTTACCACTCGAATCTTTAAGTTTGCCCATAAAGGCATTTAGACTGTTTTTAATTATGCTGTTCTTTTCCACATATAGCATGTAATGTAGGGCTGGAGCAGTTCCGGGTCTTTTCCGGCTGTATCCGTTACCCTTGTTGTATGGGTTGCAATAACGCCGCCGCTTCCGCCTTCGCCGTCTGCACCGACATTTACAAACTGGTTATAATTTGGAACTCCAGTAACTGGACCCATTGCCTGATAACCAATTGTCTTATTGTTGCTGTTAACCGCACCAATCATAGCCCTTAACGGTGCTGTTTTATTACCGCCTGTTTTCTCAACAGTCTTGAAATCACTATCAGATGCATTTACTCCAACCGGCACTCTGCCAGAGCCCCATGCTGTCCATGTTCCACCAAAATATTTTGATGGATTCTCGTTAACTGTTGAAAAATAAATACTGCCAATTGGGTAGATGTGGTCTACTAGGCTTTTACCATTTGCATCAACAAGCATAATTATCACGTGACAAGTCTAAATGCTTGTCACCACCAGTCTTGTCAAAAATAAAAAGGCACTTTTGCAAGTACCTCTTAATAATATAAATACACGCTGTAGCGTGTGTGTGTGTGTGTGTGTGTGTGTGTGTGTTCGACCCTGCCGGGTGTTTCACACTCTTGATAAATCGTTTATCCATCAAATTTTCTCCTATTCCTCATAGTATACCGCTAATCCAAGTGTTTCTTTATGATCATTAAGCACATCGATAAGCTTATTAATATACTGTATTGTAATTTGAATCTCACTCCATACCTCCCGAATATCGGCAGGATTGCTCATATCGATATCCGGCGGTACTGTAATTTTTGCAGGGATATTAACCGCCAATCAGATCACCCCACTTCTTTAAATCGTAAAGGTTTTTCCAGCTGTAGTTTTTTCCAACAAAATCCCACGTTCCTATAGAAACACGTATAATAAACTGCTCTTTAACTGCCAAAGTGGATTTTGTCAGTTCAACATCAAGAATTTTATAACTCATTTATCTTACCTCCACTTTAAACATTTCTTTCAGCGTTTCATCAGCAATAAAATATGTCACGATAAGATCGTAGCGGCCGGGCTCGTCTATACTTAGCATAAATTCAATATCGTGTTCATCTATTTCGCAGTCAATCTGCTTTATATTCTCACCATACTGCATAAGTTCAACGTATGCTCTGTTAATAGAAAAATTCTGTTCTTTCCTGCTATGCACCGAAAAAACCGTTTTAAGATTTTCACCTGCAATCAGCTTTAATTCTTCACTGCACACGGCATTACCTCCCTTATCATACATTTATAGTCATTTTTAAACCTTACTGTTACATCGTAGTCAATAATTTTAATATGCCAGCATAAATTTGTAGTATCTACCTCAAATAATGCTTTAGACATATATCCTACATTTCCGGCTTTATCATATGCATACAGATCAATATAGTATTCACCGGATAAATTAGGAGGCAGTTCCGCCTCCCATATTTGTCCTTCAATGAAATAGAAAATAATTTCAAAGTTTGGATTTTTTCCTATTACCTTTTCAACCATTAGTCTGTTACTTCTACTGCAACGACATACGTCTTGCCGCCATCGACCGGATTCGGTGTAATCGTAACGTTTGTAATTACCGGTGCTTTTGTATCCAGATTTAAAGTACGTGTAATTGTTGTATCGACACCGCTGGCACTTGTAGCTACAAATGTAACGGTATTAGCACCCTCAACTAAAGTAACGTTTCCTGTAAACGTACCGTCACTGATTGGTACATTCTGAGCATTTCCATTCCCTACTTTGACAGTTAATTTAGCTCCGTTTGTTGAACCGGCAAAAGCTACAGATGCATTTTTATGCCAAGAACCGTCTTCCGGACTGGTAATAGACAAGTTAGGTGCAGTTGCCAGTACTCTAAATGTTAACGTTGCAGGTGTCGCAGCATTTCCATCATTGTCGCTCGCATTTACTGTAACAGTGTGTTCACCATCTTTTAATGCAGTTGCAGGAGTATAAGTATATCTAAACCCTCCCTCGATAGTGGACTTGCTCAATCCGCTTACTGCACCATTATCAATTTTTAATGTAACAGTCGATTCATTAACACCTGAATCATTGTCTTTAACTTCAAAACTGATTTCCGGTTTGTTTTGAGACATAAGCTGACCGCTTGTTGGCTTTAAGATTGTGATTGTCGGTGCTACTTTTTCTTTAACTACTAACCGCAGTTTAGAACCAAGTGTTTCATGCTTATCATCTACAGTCACTGCATTGCCGGCTTTGTCTGTTGCCTTTATCTGTACGGGATAATAATGTCCTTCTTTAGGATAACTGGAAGTTGCCGGGGCTGTTAATGTTGCCTCATATTTTCCAGTCTGGTTGTTTAAAGTCAATGTAGTCGTAACCCCGTTGATAATTGCCTGTACTGTTTGTATTGCCATTTATTTGCTCCTTTCTTTATTCTTCATAAAAAACCAACTTAGATAAATCAATTGATGTATCACCAGTTTTTATCTCAGTTGGCAGTGTTATATTCTTATCTTTTAAATTTAAAGTATCTTCAAGATTATCAGAACCAAAAATGTGATCATCAACATATTTTTTTGATGCAAAATCACCTGACAGATCATGATACGGACCCCACGAACCATCAGCAAGTTGAAATCTTATCTGTGTCCCGTTCCATTCATAATTTCCCATATAGCTTATTGCTGTATTGATCCGCTCCTGAAGGTCGGCAGTTGCACTGTTTAATTTCCTTGCATTTTCAAGAATCTCATTAATTTCATTTTCAAAACGGGATTCAAACAGATTTGTAACTAAATTTGAAACCAGTGTTTCCCATGTACCATCATCGGGAAGTTTAATTCCTGACTCTGGTGCATTTGCAACATTAAAGTTAATAGGAAATGTTTTTATTTTGGTAGTATCTTTTATATATGCAAATGCGATTTTTATTTTTCCTCCACGTTTGAATGCATTAGCCGGAATTGTAAATGAATTATTCTGAAGTTCCCTAACTGTAGAAATCAGTACTCCGTTTTCAAACCATCCTACATACGGTACCACCGCATAACCGGAATAATCCTCCTGATTTTCCAGTTCGATAACAACCGGAACATTGGCACTCCCCTGAGCAGGAATAACATCAGTGCCACATGACAGATTCAAACCGTCAATTTTAATTTTTATCATTAAATTTTTCCTCCAGTCTTTTTATTCTGTTCTCCAGTTTCTGTACTTTTTGAATACCGGCCATCGAAAGGGCATTATAATCAACGCTGTAAATACCTTCATGGTTTTTATCCAGAATATACATGCTTAAAGGATGATCTATAATATCCTGTGCAACAATACCTATCGCATTTTCTTTTCCATTTTTATAATCAAATGTTTTTATTTTTAAAATATCAACTAATTCAGAGAGATCGATATCCTCTATATTCTTTTTTAATTTTTTGTCTGAACCTACTGTAATAGGAACCGATGATGAGATCGTTGAACCGCTGATATATATATGATTGGATGCCAGAAGCTGAACATTAGGACCGTCTACAGATGTTGTAGGCGGATTCGAATTTAAAAATCTAAGAACTGTATTAGTTCCCATAACAGCAGCAAAATCGCCGTTCCCAGAAAAACGGATATTTCTTCCTATCGTAATATCCTTATCTGTAGCTATATTGCTCCCATTTATTTCTCCACCTTCAATCGTCGAACCTTTTACCGTACCTGAAAATTCGGCATCAGTTGCTTTCATATATCTTGTTACAAGCTCACCTTTATCCATATCCCAATAGCTGTTGCCCTGCCTGTCGCTTAGAATACCGGTAATTATGTAGTCAGCAACTATACTTTCAAAGTTTATAGCAGTTCCCCACTTCCAGTCTGTATCAGTCTCGTTTCGCTTTTTTGCAATTTGAATGCCCTGAGTACCAATACACAGCGCCCCGAAAGTCGGACTGTCTTTATCTATGTCCTCAAACAGAATTGCTCTTACATCCTGCTTTTTGGCAATATCTTTCTGTGCTTTCAGCGATGTGGTCAGAAGATTTATCACACCGCTTATTTTTTCTGCCATTAGGGTATTGTTCGATTTATCGATAACTTTATCTACTCTGTTCATAACAGAATCCATATCACTAAAATAACTGCTTATATAATCTCCTAAAGTCAAAGTATCTACTTTTTTTGTGATCATATCATAAGTCATAGAAATAACTCTGGCCTCAGTTGTTATGTTAAGTCTTCTGTGTCCGATATGTGCAGTATCACCAAGATTTACATTTAAAAGTTTCTTATAATCCTTATACATATCTGTTTTAGATAAATCGACCATATCGACATCATAGGTAATCGAAGGTACGTCAATACCATTTTCAAACTCGTCTGCTGCCCTGTTTCTCAGCGCTGTATATAAATCCTCTAGAGACTCACATACAGTGATTCCATTTTCTAAATCACCCTCCTGTGCATCCTCCTTGAGCTTTATATCCTGATATTCAATTACTCTGGTATATACCACAGGATATTTGTTTATATTTGGACTGTCGACCGTTTCATTATCCGGAAGTATATAACCGTTATAGCTTTTTGGTATGATACGTGTTGCCACTTCGGTCATATCGACAGTTTCAGAGATTCCCATTAAATTAAATCCAAATTCTACGCGAAGTCCATTGTCAGCACCAAGATGCTCATTAACTGTAACAGTAAAATTATCATAAGAAATTTCCCCGCCCCACCGGCTGGTGAAGCTATTTTCATCATCGCCGTTTAGTGCCTCCATAAAGTTTTTTTGGATATAATAACTGGTATTCACAGCCTTGATATCTGATGATGCTGAGTATTTTTCATTAGATGCTAGCATAATATCAAGTGCTTCCTGACCGTTTTTTTCAGTAGGTCTTACATCAAAAAGAAAACAGTCATTTTTAGAATCGAAAAATATCGGATATGCAGTACATGTCACACTGCTGTCATTTTTTGTTATATTTCGGATCCTGAATAGCTGTTTTTTCCCTACTGGTGTTTCACTGCATATGACCGCATTTTCAGTCAGATATTCAAGTTTATCATCCACCGGGTGAGTCATAGAAACACTCCACGCACCGTTTAAATTCATAGTTAACATGCATTCTGTCGGATTCAGTGTCATGTCGCCATTCATGCTGTATTCTGTATTTTCAGGTTTGTATATTTCTATCATTATCTGCACCTCCAGTTGGGAATTATCATAAGTTCAAATCCATCTGTTATGGATATTTCATTCATGCCCTCTTTTAACTGCATATCTTCATAATCTCCACTGACAGCTGTATTTTGAAGCGTACCGTCACTGCGGTAGCTTATTTTAAGAAATGTATCAATTACAAGATTCTGACCAATATTGCATCTAATGTCAGTACCGTTTATTTCCAGATGGCAGACTCCTTCACCTGTAATAAAATAAAGCGGTCTGGTTCTTTCATAACCGTTATACAGGACTTTTTTATATGGATATTTATATTTTCCTGAAACCGCATAATAATACGGATCAAGAGTGACACCTACAGAAAACTTTCCAATTCTTTTTGATACTCTTTCATTAGTATTTATAACTGCTTTTTTTACACGATGATAAAACTCGTTATCGTCACTGAATTCAAGAGTTTTTGCATCTAGAAACATTTTTTTACACTTCCTGAATGTGTCATGCCACTGATCGGGCGCACACATATAGTTGAACGTAAGTGTAATCTCAATATCATCATATGTCCCCAGATCCTCATACAGTTTCCCGTCACGACCGGGAATATCATATTCATTGTAATTTTTAACAGGTGCAGGGATATCCGGTCTTGTTGTCGGCAGTATCTTCTGCTCAATACAGCTTATATCATTAATATAAATATCGTACACAGTACTAATACCCCCTTACCAGTCTCATACTTTTTTGATTTGCTGAAATTTCTTTTTCAACATATTTAGTAATATCCCTGCCGTTAAGGTCTGCTCTTACGTTTACTATAACGGTACTTTCATTTACGTTTTTTGCACTTGATTCGATTGCCGGATTATATGCAAGATTCATGTTCGATGCTAAGGAAGCTATCTCATCTTCAACACGCCATCTGTTGTCCTTGATTCCTTTAGACAGACCAGACATCATATCCGGCATCCATTCTTCATATTCTCTCAACGGTCCTTTATCCGGGCGTGAAAAATGAAGCCAGCTGAAGACAGTATCTGCAACATCAGAAATCGCATCGACCACTTTTCCAATGGTACCGGTTATCCCGTCAACAAATCCGTCAATCATATCTGATCCCCATTCAATTGCTTTTCCGGGAAGACTTGTAAAGAAAGATGCTATTCCATCAATTGTGTTGCTGACCGCAGTGGTTACCTTGTTATACATCTCACTGCCCCAGCTCGCAAAACCGGCGATTGAATCTGAAAGCCATTGAGATATTCCATCGAACATGTTATGAAAAAATGAACCGATATCATCTACATAGTCACTGATTGCTGCTCCAAAATTTGCAAACTGATCCTGAAACCACTTTACGATTTCATCCCAGTTTTTAAATATAAGAATTACTGCTGCTACAACCGCAACTACTGCCAGGATTGTTGCAATTACAGGTAACAGTGACATGTTAAGAAGACCAAATCCGACAGCTGAACCCGATGCCGCAGTACCTGCCGCCGCTGCTCCGCCTGCTGCTACTCCTGCCGAAGCCCCGAAAATTGAAAACAGAGAAGATACAGCCATTATTGCAGGAGACAGAATTGTCAGAATTGTTATAATTCCCAAAATCACTCCAATAACAGCCTGAACAGGTGCAGGCAGTGAATTAAATATTTCAATAAGTTCCGTTATAGCTTCTGTAATAGAAGTAAATACAGGCATTAGGGTTTCGCTCAAATCGCTCAATGCTTCCTGATACTCTGCCTGTGCCTCATTATTTTCGATCAGAGCTTTGTTGTTATCCCGATATGCTTCCGCAGAAGCTATCAGACCCTGATTAGCCAGTTCCTGAAGTATCATATTGGCACGTTTTGACTGGTCAGTCGTTGCCTGGAGTTTAGTATTAAAATCATCTTCACTCGTACCTGCCCAGTTTAATACATCAGCAAAAGTACCGGTAACAGTACCTGTCTTGACTGTTTCGTTAACCGCTTCTGCTAACCCGTCAATAGGTATACTGTCACCGTATTTTGTCCATGCTCCAATTGTTCCGTAAGTCAGTCTGGTCAGTTCTTCCTGACTTAATCCCAATGCCTGCAGGTTCGCTGTAGTTGTGGCAGCTGTCTGATCATCTGCCAGTACTCCGTACAGGATCTTATATGTTTCAGCAGTCTGTTCAGCTGTGTATCCCGCAAGCTGTGAGGATGCTTCAAGAGCACTCATTATTTTTAAATGTTCTTTTGATTCATCAACAATGCCTCTGATATTTTCAGCAATTGCCGAAGCAGCATCAGAAAGTTCGCTAGTTGCAAATGCGCCTTTGATGGTATCGCCTAATTTTTTTGTATCATTTTCTGCATTTTTCGCCTCATCGCCTAATTTTGACAACCCGGTTGCTGCATCACGGCTTCCTTCTGCCATTTCATCCAGATACGAATTGTTGGTCCTTATTTCATTTGACAGTTTATTTGAAAAGGCGGTAGTCTCATTTATAGAAGTGCTCAGCTTAGAAATATTTGTTTCTGTGTTCCTGTAAGCACTCTGTGCCTTGTTCACTTCTTTTGAGTTTTCGCCATACTGAGCAGTAAGACTTTTTATTTCTGCCTCCTGTTCGCTCAATAAACTCTTCTGCTTTTCAAGCTGTCCTTGAAACAGTTTTAATTTCTGCTGCTGTGTCTCATACTGTTTTTCCAGCACTTTATTTTTAGCAATAAGGGCTTCCTGACTGTTAGCATTATCATCAAACTGCGAAGATACGGCTTTTAATTCGCTGCCGTATTCCTTAAGTGAATTGTTGATCTTATTCAGCTGCTGATTAAATTCCTTTTCGCCTTTCAGCGTTATTCTTGGACCGATATCATATGCCATGCTCTCACCTCAGTTCTATCGGAATATAATAGTCATTTTCAAGCGGTATATCTTCATCACACAGCCCGTTTAATATATCGGCTGCATCGATCAGGTCGCTTAATTCACCAATAGGCATATATAAAAACTCACTGCTCGGGATATGCATCATATAGGCCTTGGCCTTTAAATAAATATGTGTATCTCCCGTCAGCTTCTTTGCTTCTTTTTTTTTGAATGACCGCTGATTTCAAATGGTTTAGTACCGATTTTTTTAACGTTTCCACTTCTGATACATTTTTGAATTTTATCGGTCAGTCCTTTGATTGAATTTTCATCCAGAGGCAGGCTGACTTTTACCTGCTCACTGGTTAAATAAACAAATCTGCCCTGTGTATACGGAGCATCTTTATACGGGTCAAGATGATATGCATTGCAGTATCGAACCCCCGAGTATATCATCATTGCAATGATGTCACTCAGCATATTTAACTTTTTGTCAACTGGATAATTTCTATCCTTTAAATTTCTCTCCAGTACATTTAAATCCCGGTATTTTTTAGCAATCTGTTCAGCAGTAACAAGGGAAAAAGAAAGAGGGTATTTGATACCCTCGATATAGATGTATTCCAGATTCATTAATGATCACCTGCTAAATCGCTAGTAGCTTTTCCACCCTTGAACATTAAGTATTCCAGTGCATCGGCCTTAGTTTCCAGATCTGCTGTAAACTGCCATGGATTGACATTATCTTCACTGATTTGTGCGGATCTTAAAATCTTTCCTGACAGTTCCTGAGTTTGCCATTCTACTGTCTCACCTTTTGTTGTTGCTGCATTGCTTGGAATATTGAACAGCACTCTTGCTAAAAATACCGCACGATAGAATGTTTTTCCGTCTACCTGATGCATTTCAATAACGCCTACACCAAGCTCAGCTGACTGCATATCACTGTCATAAGTTAATTCAGTTACACTCTTACCGCTCGGTAATTCTATTTTCTTTTCTTTTACGTTTAAAATAAGTTTTGACGTATCATTTGACAAATCACCGGTTGTAACATTAAATGTTCCGCTTGAAAAAGCTGCACTGTCGCTTTCAGCAATATCATCATCTAAATACAGATCATTAGAATCGCCGGCTTCTATCTCTGTTGAATATTCTGCCAGTTTTTCACTGATAACAGGATCACTGTAAGTAACATTGTTTCCATCTGCCTTATACTTTGCGAAAACTAATTTTGATAGTCCTTTTTTTGCCATTATTCCATCTCCTTTTTAATTTCCTCTTCAATTACATTATTCATCGTCTCAACTGTTTTTTCTTTTGCTCTGCTTACCGCTCTTCTTACAAAATCATTCTTATGTCTGAATGATGTTCCTGATATGATGGCACGGGCAGTAAGCACGACAGGGACACCGCCGGGATAATTTCTGGTTTTATGACCGTAGCCGTCGAAACCGATTTTTACATCAATACTGTCTGCGATTTTCTGCACTGGTGAAATCCCAAACCCTTTTATCAGATCATCCTTTTCTTCCGGCAGTACTCCAATCTTTTTACGTTGATCTTTTTTTCCCTGAATGGCTATCCCGCTTGCAGGCAGCGATTCGATTTCTTTTTTTATTTCATCAGCTGCTGTTCCTGCACCTTTATAAACTGCTTTTTTTGCAATCCCATCTGAATTCTTTACCAGTCTGTCAAGAACGCTTACAAACTCTTCTGCAGCTTCGATTTCCATTTTTCCCATTATATTTCAAATCTCCATTCATAGTGAATGAACTCAGTTTCCTCTTCATACTGAACTGAATTGAGTATAAAGGATATATCAGCCCCGCTGAGTGCATTCTGTATATCATCAATCAGCTGATCATATTCGTCTTTTGTAAACAGATCAACAGTTCCCGTTATGACCTGTTCATTCTTTCTGTCATTAAGATGAAGTGAATCGCCTTCACCATCCTCCATCCAGACTATATATGGACCGTTTTTATTCTCCGCTTCATAATGAAATACATTTTCTGTGACCTGCGTCAAGGCGTCTCTAACGGTTTTAAGTTTCGAAACAACAGACATTTTTATTCATCCTTTCCAGACTCAGTTTTGTACAGTCTATACCGTCGCTGTCTTTAAAATGCTGAGCCAGTACAATTTTAAATTCTGAATCATCTTCAAATCTTGCAATATCATTTACTCTTATACTTCTGTCCTGATATATATTTACAACTGTTTCTATTTTTTCGTTATTTGCAAGGGCGGTATAATATCTTGTCAGTCCAAGTGTCTCATAACTAAAATAAAAGGAAGATTTATAGAACGTTTTATATTTAGGCTTGTCGCCTTTTTCAGAAACGTTTACCAGCCTATAAATCTTTATTATTCCATCGTCAAATGTCATTTTTGTTTTTGCGAAAACAGGATATTATTAAGCTCATAACGCAGATGCCGGGGCATCTTCATTTCGCTGTTCGCTCTTTTTCTGAAAAGGAAAGCTGCATAGTCAACAACGGCCATATCGTAATCATTTGTACCGTCATTAACTATTCCTTCACGTTTCATTAACGACTCAGCCTGTTTCAGCAGTTCCTTTAGATACAGATCCTGCGAATCAGTCAGGAGCTGTAAATTATTTTTCAGGACCGATAATTTATGGCTGTCATTCATTTTTATTTGGCTTTAGCCGCTAAAGTTTCAACAGTATTGGCGCTGTCAGGAGCAAATGCAGCCACAGTAGTAGGCGCTTTTCCTGCGATATTCATAATTGAAAATGATTCAGCAATTACCGGTTTACCATCGTATCGTGCAGTTCCTTTAAATGCTGTCTGGTCTTCAAAGAATAATACATCAGTTGAAGTTGCCAGCTGCATACCGCGCCGTTGAACAAGTTTGTAATTATTCATATATCCAAAGACGATATCACCATCAGCCATGAATGAAAGCTCCTCAATTTTCCCTCCTACAACGGGCATTGTATCATTCATACCGCTGACAATTGCAGCATTCATATTGCTTCCCATCGCTTCAACAATAAGATCAAGATGCGTATTTTGATTCATGATCCATACAAGATTATTTGATGCATAATCTGTAAAAATCGTTTTCATTGATTTTGTGATTTCTTTAAACAGTTCAATACCTGTTTTACCTGTAATTTTGATAATATTTGATGTTGATAAATCTTTCCACTCTCTCTCAGTTGCTGAATAATCGCCCGGCTTCTCTGTTTGCGCAAGTCTTGTTACGATACCCATAGGCATTTTGACACCTTTACCGTAAACAATTGCTTTATCAAGCGCCTTAGCAATTGCGATACCGATAGAATTAATAAACTCCTGTGCAAGATTAACATCATTATCTTCTAGAATCGCATTGCACATTTTAAAGAATCCTGACACTTTATAACCGTCGACCTCAATGTCATTGAATCCTAATGATAATTCATTGATCTTTCCGCATTGTTCAGTCCATACTGCTTCAGGATAAGACCCCATGATTACCATACGTCCTGTACCGGTCAAAGGTTGGAAATCAGTATATTTCTGCAGTTTTGAATTTGTCTCTACGACCTGCTTAACCATAGGTAAGAAGTTTTGAGGGATGATTAATTCTGTATTTCCAACTGCACGTTTTTGACTGAACAGTGATCTGATGTCTCCTAAGAATTTTTTAACATCCTCACGAGCAAATAAAGCATCTCTTTCGTGAATATTTAATCCAAAAAATTTATCTCTTGTATCCATTAAATTATTTTCCTTTCTTTCTTCATTGTTCTTGTCGGGGTTAGGCTGTGGAACTGGTTTAGGCTGTTTTTCCTCAATCTCTTTTATTTCATCTTCAATATCCTTGATTTCCTTTTCCAAACCTTCAATTTTTTCTTGATGTTCCTGTTTTTCAGTTTCCAGTTTATCAACTTCATCCTGTACTGCTTTTTGCTCCTCTTCTGAAGATTCAGGGTTTAATTCCTCAATAGCGGTTTCCAGTTCTTTTTCACGGGTTTCAAAATCACTGCCGTTTCTTAAATCTTCCAGCTGTTTTGCTAATCCGTCTTTTTTCTTTCTTAACATCAGTACTTTTAATGCCATTACTTTTCTCCTTTCAGTTTCTTTCTTAGATTTTGCTTTAAAGTTTCTATTTTTCTTTTGCTGATTTGAGCAAGATCGTTTTTCCTTGCACTCACACTGGTTTCTTCATAAGCCGGAAATGTAACTATTGAAACTTCATACAGTTTCACCGACTTGATTGTCCAGTGTACAGTACCGTCACCGTTATCAGTAAATTCCTCGTTTTCAATATCGAAACCAAATGAACACTGATCAACATCACCGCGCTTGACACGCTCGTATAGATTCATTGCATCCTGATCGTTTGGATTGATCTCAACTTCTCCCCACAGTCCTCTTGAATCAATTTTCAAGCTCAGCGTTCCGGCTTTATTACGTCCTAATACCAGTCTTGTATCATGATCGATTAGACACCTGATATCTCCGCTCAGCTGACCGTCAAATGCATGTGCATCTATACTTTCAGTTGCACCGGGCCACAATTCATAAATTGAATCAAAAACCGAGAAATAACCGCTTATATAAAGTCTGTCATCCTCGGTTCTCGTCTTAAATTTTGCATCTTTTCCAAGACTTCGATATCTTGTCTTGTTAGCATCATTCATTCTGTTCACCACCTCCATTTAATTTTTTCTGGTCACCGATCATCCCTGAAGGGATATAGTTTTCCAGTATAATAAGTTCATCAAGACCTTCTCTAGGCGAATATCCGATTGAATCTCTAACCTCATTTCTGGAAAGAATACCACGGCTGAATAAATTACATCCCACATTGGAAAGCGTCTCAATGTCATACGCAAAAAGAGAACGGTGATTAAATCTGAAATACAGATTTGGACTAATCAAAATTACTTTTGTCAGCGCCTGTTCAATAACATTGCATATGTTTTTAATCCGCGTATTGATCCAGTTATTCCATTCCTTTTCGTTAAAACTGCCTATTCCCAAAACAAAAGCCGGAATATCCAGAATACCGGCTACAGTTTTTTTATCAAGTTCAACACTGTCCTTGATTGCAAGATCATTTAAAGACAGCGGTTTTACGGTCGCTACATCAAACTGTTCTGCCGGAATGATCCAGGGCTGACCTGCATCGCTTGACTCGATATATTTATTAAGGAGCTTTGTTCTCCCTTCTTTTGTTGAAAATTCTTCTGTCAGTCCGTCTGCCTTAACAATAATCGAAGGTTTCCATTTAGACTCCATGAATCCTTTTTTTGTTGCTGAAGCCTGTTTTAAAGTATCAGCAACCTGCCGCAGTGTTTTGCGGTATCCTGTACCTTTCCATGGAAATACCGGATCCGGATTGATAGGAATATGTACCAGTTCATCACATGTATACTTTACTCCGTTATACATCATGTAATATCCAAATCCATCCGGAATAAATGAAACCTGTCCAGGAGGTAGTATATACAGCCCGTCTATCAGTCCGTTTCTTGTTTCCGGATAAATAACTGCATTCCCGTCTCCTTCAAGCAGCAGAATCCTGACAAGCGCACTGATGAAAGTTGCTCTTGTCATATACGGATTGGGATTTATATCTATTTTTCTTGATAATTCGTTGATCAGCCGCTGATCGCCGTTTTCAGTATTTTCCATCAGATGAATAGTCATGCCTGCAATCAGGTTGGCTGTCTTGTTTACAGCGCTAATTATTTCGGGATTCTGGGAAAGCGGTGTATATCCGCTGCTTATAAGTACGTCCCAGTTGTCTATACTTAATCCTATTGACCGGTTTCCAGATTCTTTTGGGGCGCTGCTTCTGCTTTTCTTTTTTTTCTTTGCCATATATTCCTCCTTTTAATCAAGATACATGCTTGCATTCGATGATTTTTCACCTGCAATAAGAAGCTGTTTGCAGGCAATTACACTTGCATCAAATAAATCAATTCTCTGAGTAGGCATTACTTTCTGGAATCTCACAAATTCATCACTGTCTTCAATTGCTTTTACATTGCTGACACAGTATTCATACGCCTTGTTATGCAGATAATAAAATTTCTTTAAGGTGTATTTCTTTTCAATTTCTCTAAACGCTTCTGTTTTTTCAACATATTTTTGCAGCTGATCTCTTATTTTGAACCCGGCTTTTTTCATTTTTAAGATAAACTCTCTCGAATATCTTCTGTCATATCCCACCCATTTTATCTTAAAACCCATTTCTTTCATTTCGATAAACCATTTCACAACATCCTCATATTCGATCACATCACTGTTGCAGGTTGTCAGCCATCCTTCCTCTTCCCACCAGAAAAACGGGATATTGTCTTCATCTGCTTTGAGATGTGCAACTGCAATCGGGATAAAGGCATGTGTGATACATATATCAACATCGCGGTAGCGACCGTATAAACAGACTCCTGTCAAATCGTGAAGTTTTGATAAATCGGCACCGCCATACCAGTTGACTGGTAGTTTTGCCAGTTCCTCAAGAGTCCAGCTGTATTTAAGATCACTTGCCTCAACAACATTCATATCAAAATAAGTATCGATCTGATTTGTGAAAACATTTAACGATTTAGCAAAAAAATCCTTCCGCTGCTGCGGATCATTCATTGCCTGCATAGCATCGTTCATTAATTCTTCAGGTCTTATTGACTCCCCGTATGCAGGATTTGCCATTTCATGAACTTCGGGATTAGTATAATCAAGTATTTTATTGCCGTCCTTGTCAACGGTCATATCCGCTTCACAGATGAAAACAAAATACTGATCATCAGTTACTTCCTTATCAAGAATTCTTTTGCAGTATCTGACTCTGTTTGCTAAAAAAGAATTGGGATCATCGCCCGCAGTTGAAATACCAATTAATAATTTATTGGTGTATGCTTTCATCATTTCTTTAAAAAGATTGTACTGTTTCGGCTTTTTAAAAGCATGGATTTCATCACATATAGCAAAGTTCCCATTAAACGAGTCCTGACTGTCGGGGTTGGCTGCCAAAGCATTTAATTCAAAGAAACCACCACCGATTTCAGCCTTAATCGAATGTTCATTGTTATTGTCAATGATATGAAAATGACCGCCGTCTTCATCATGCTCACCCATGTTACGAATGTTGTACTTTAAAAAACCAAAAGTTTCTAATGTCTGCTTTAATGCAGCTGCTACAACATATATCTTTGATCCGCTGTTTCTGTATAAAAGACCAAGTGCATAAGAAAGTGCTCCTGCAAAAGATGTCTTAACGTTTTTACGCGGAATAAAAATAAGAGCTTCTTTAAATCTGTTTATGATCGTTCCCTTTTCCTTGAATCCAAGAAGGTTATATATAATAAATTTATGAAATGTCATTAAAAAAAACGGAGTACCTCTTAGCGGCGTTCCGTCTCTTTTTTCACCCTGCTGATGACAGATAGTTTTTTCGATAATATTGATAACAAAATCTGCATCTTTTGGATTAAAATCCCATTTGTCATTTTTTAAATCATCCATAAATCTTTGACATGCTTTTTTTCGATATTTATTTGCTCTTATCTTTCCAGTTATACATCCCTCAGCATATTCAAGAACTTCATCAAAATATTTTCCCTTATACATCCTGATCAAAGATCCTGTCTAGAGCGCTTTTTTTATTTTGCTCAAGTCCTTTATTTTTAATCATTTTCAAACCTTTTGGAGTAAGTCCAAAAATATTCTCAAGTTCCAGAAGTTCTTTTCTTAATGATTCGATTGAAAGATAAATTGCGGTCTTTCTTTGATTGGTTGCACCATTTTTATTTGTATACGGTTCAGTGACAGCACACCCACTTTCAATCCATTTTTCATTTAAAATCTCATACTGAAGCTGCATTTCTGCATATCTTCTGATCGTCGTATCAAATTCAATTTTATAAGTTCCTAAATCTTTCATTTTATTTGTTGTATCCTTAATAAAACCGTTGATTTTTTTTGTTCTTGTCTGCTTGTGAATTGCCATCACCCCCTTTCACAAAATGTTCTCAGAGTTGGAAAAAGCTACCCACCCCAGTAGAAATTTAACGATATTTAACGTTTTACAGGTGGGGGGGATTGCAATTTTTCTTTGGTTTTATTATCAGATTTTAATATTTTTTTATTGTATTTCACATTAAATCCCCAGCCTTTCTTTATCAATCTTATCTTTATCAATACCCAGCTGTTTAGCGATATCACTGATACTAATCAATCCGCAATTGAATGCTAAATTTAATTTCATAATATTCAAAATGTTTGTAAGTGTATTATCTAATGAATCTATCTGTTTATAGATGTTACGTAGTTCATCGTGTATCTCACTGTCATTAACTTCCATTATTTTTCCTCCATTCAACTCCTGGTACAGTTTTCTGCATCAGCCATTTTCCTAAAGGTGTCAACTCACCAGTCTTACGGTTTTCCAATTTATTATGTGATTTATTGCTTACACTAATCAGATTCCAGTCACACCACGCATATTCAGGATAATCCTTCGCAGGATATATATGATGCACTGTATTGGCTTCCTCACTACGACCGAACCATTTAGCTATCTGACATTTGTATTTATCTTTTCTCAAAATGCTGTTTCGTTTCTTTTTCCATTTTCCACCATAATAGTCAAACATACGTTTCTCCTTTGCAGATTATTTTAAACTGCCACCTATGCATAAAAAATGAAAGCGAGGTGTTTTGCTGCATAACTGACAGTTTAAAATAAAAGAAACCCATATAAATGGATTTCTTCCAGTAAAGTGTTGATTAACTGTTGTTGTGGTGTTCTTTCAAAAACTCCACAATATCATAATAACACATTTTTTCGTGAACATTGTTGCAACTTTACTTTTTTTTCAAAATTTTATTAATTTCTTTATTAATATTACGATACATAGTACTTCTGTCCATTTTGTGATTCTTTGCTGTTTTTGTGTGATTTAAACCAATGCAGTATATTTCCATCATCATGGTCTGCACCTCTAAAGGAATTTGATCAAACAATACTCTTACATCATATATCTTACGAATGTATTTATCACGCTCTAATATTAGGTTTTCTTCATCAATTAGCAACGAATTTATTCCCTGCATACTGAACGGTATTTTATTTTCAATGTGATATTCTTTTGGTGCTATTGATTTAACACCTACAAGCTGTACGTGTATAGCTTCCAACTGATTAGTCAGAGATATGATTTTACGATTGTAATAACCGCATGATGTTACATCTCTGATAAACTGTTTTCTATCTTCCTTTGTTACTTCATTTTCTTCCATTAAGCCTCTCCTTTAATGTTTCATAATTATCTGCAATATAGATATATGTATTTATGTCCAGTCCACTGTACTTCTGCCTTTCATGGCTGTATATACTTGGCTGCTTTGGATAATCTTTAAATACGTGATTAATAGCTGCTTCATATCTTTTAATATAATCAGACAGTACCTTATCACTTAAACTGTCATTCTTCATACGTTGCACCTATTAAATCTGCTAAATCCGTTTTAGTTGCAGTGGCTTCCAATACTTCTCCTCTTTCATAAAGCGGTGCTAATAGATAACGATATATTAACGTAGTAGCTATATCGTCAATATCATCTATTAAATATTCTTTTACATTATTTCCTTTATTACCATAATTGATCAATTCATCAAGGGCTATAGGAAACAAAATGTTTTTATTCATTTTTTGAGACATCTCAAAAATATCATAAGCACGCTGAACATTTGGACAAACAATATAAATAGATCTATTATGTGCCTTATTGATAAGTCTTGTTGTTTTTCCTTTGCGTCTTGCTAATTTAATCAGTTTCATTATTTTCCTCACATCCATCACATTTGTTAATACCATCCCAACCAACAAAGCAACCATGTTCTTTTTTTAATATCTTTTCAAAATACACACAAATTCCATATTGATTATCATTAATTTCTTTATAAAATTTACAATCAGAACAATTTTCAGGTGTTTCATATTCAATAATTTTACCCATGTTTCCTCCTCTTAAATGACGCAATATATCCAAGATGTTATATTGCATTTATATTTTCTCTCTAATCCCTTATCTACCAACGAATTAGAGAGAATTTTTAATCAAAATAGTTTTTGTTAAATTTCTGTCCTTTTTATAAAGATATAATCATCATTTTCAATCATTAATCTAATATCATTCATAACTTGATATTCGAGTTCTTTAATCCTTGTACTATCAGCTAATAATACTGCAAATAACGCTGACTTATCATTAAGAGAAATAAGCTCGTTTAAAACATCTTCTTTGTTTATAATTTCATCTTTATATTGCTTTTCGCTTTCACTCATTTGTTGAATCCTCCTTTTTAGTTTCTTTTAACACTATCGCCATATTAGAACCATTTCCCGCTGGAAAGAAACCAATCAATTCATAATCGCCATACACTTTAATAAGTGTTTCATTATCCTGTCTTTTAATTGTGATCCACTGATTATCTTCCATTATTTTAATCGATAATTCCTTTCATCATCATAAGCGATTTGCACGATGTAATCAGCTGACATTTGTTTTATCCGTCCCGCTATAGCAGCATCAACATCTATCAACTCTTGTAACAATAATTCACTTGAAATTATTGTTACAAGGCTATTGTTGTAACGATAATTGATTATATCGAAAGCAAGTGTCTTATCAGTCTCACTGATCTTACCTTTAAAAAAATCATCAATATATAATACATCAGCCATTTTGACTTTATCTATTGCTTTGTAATCATCGCCATATAACTCATTTTTAAGATTTCTAATATATTCATCCCAGACTATATATTTTACTTCTCTATTCTTGCTTAAATAGTTTCTAGCAACAACACTACACAAATGTGTTTTACCAGCTCCGCTTTGCCCTAGCATAACAAACCAGTGATTTGATTTATATTTTAAGTACTGTTTGACTTTATCTTTCATAGTTCTTTGAAAGTCTTTATTAACATTAAATTCATCCAATCGATAATTTAATAATTTTTCAAGTCCGCTTTTTCGAGCGTTTCTAATTGCTTTGCGTTTTGCCATGCACCCACACTCAAACCTAACCGCATGATCATGACCATCCACCATTTTATAAACATATCCTCGATTTTTACATAGAGTACAATCGACACCATCACGTTTATTTAACTCTCCGACATTATCGTTAAGAAAATCAGCTTCTGTTTGATATTGGCTAGTGTCTGCATCTTTTGGAATTCCAAGCATATCTTTAATACTTCGCACCTAAATCACCTGCCCTACTTGTTTAGTGGTTTTATTTAATGTTTTTTTATCTTTATTAGCCCATTGGCAAATCGTTGCATAATGAGATTTATATTTTTTGCCTTTTGACGAAAGATAGAAAGATAAATCATTAATCATGTGAATTAAATTTCTATCTTTAAGTTTTTGATATTCTTCATCTGTTAGCATTACATTATTCAATTCACCATAAGGTTTTTTTTCCTTAGATGGAATAATATTATTATTTATATTATCTAATATATTATATTCTTTATTATTGGTATCAATTTTTGATACACCCCCGTCCAAATTTTGATACACCCCCGTATCAATTTTTGATACACCCCTGCCCAAATTTTGATACATTTGTGTATTTTTTTGAGTAGGTGTATCAATTTTTGATACACTATAATTATTCTTATATCTGTTATAAACAATTCCATTAACAGATTGAGTATCTTTAAATATAAACCCTTTTCCTACAAGTGAATCTAAAGCACTTCTAACAGTGTTTTTAGAAACACCTAGCCAATCTTGTAAATATGTTAAAGAACCAGTAAACCAACTTTCTCCATCTTGAGTGAAGCCAAATATAATAGCATAAATGCTAAGTTCATTACCTTTTAATTTCAAATCGTTTCTCATAAATGATTGAACTGTATAATAATTACCCTCTTTAATTTTATTGTTCATATACTTCACCTAATCTTTTATTCAATCTTTGCAGCTTAAATTCAGCATTGACCTTTAGTTCAGTTTCATCGATACCGAAAATAAATTTAAGCTGTTCAAGCATTATGTAGACATCTGCCATTTCCATAGCTATATCACTTCTATTCTCTTTACCTCTGCGGTCTTTAAGCAGCTCCTTTGTAAGTTCGCTCATTTCCTCTATGGCCATATCGACCTGAGGACCGTTCCCGTAATGTTCCAGAGCATCAAGCATTATGTTAATTTGGTTTGTGTTAAATTCCATGCTGTTTCCTCCATTCCTTAAATAGATATCTAATTCCCAAAACGAGCGACAAAATAAACGCAATAAACATTATTAGAAAAAATACGAATGCTATTTGTTTAGACGTCATTTTCTTTTACCTCTT